GTCCGATCAACCTTCCCTATCATTATTTCTCTGGTATTTTATACCCCACGTTATATGGATTATAACACCGACTTTTTAGTCCCTTGTCATAAGGATTATGACACCGCGGAAAACATAGAAATATGTTCTACGCAAAATTTCCCTTCAATCATGCAGTCTCCTATCAAAATTACTTCGTCCCCTTTGTTCTTTTTCCTCAAGAAAAATGATATGCTCAAGGATTACAAATTCTTCAAAGAATTTGTTTCTTCCTTTGGACCCGAAGCTGAAATCATTTTTTACAAACAGCTCTCCGCTCACAAAACCCAGTCTCTTTCTGACTGGCTTGGACTGACCTTTTTGTCCAATCATTTCAATGCATTTAAAGATCGTCTCACGAAATCTGCCTCTTCGATTTCTGATTCTATGTCAGACCTTAGAACATGCATCAATAAACTCGCCTCTAGTGCGAGTGGTCTTTCTGATCTTACTTCTATCATGAAAACAGTGTTTGATTCCTTCAATTTTCTCACACTTTTTTGTGATTTTGCTGCTGTACTTCTCTGTATTTATTACAAAGCTGAATTTGCCATCACTGCCACCTGTGCTGCTAAATTAGCTCTTTCTCTCGTCAACCCTCATTCTCGAGCCATTCTCAAAAGATTTATCCAGTTTGCCTATACTTCTGGTGAAAATATTGTTTCAGCAATTAAGGATATTTTTATTGTTCAAGCCAATCCTACAACAACGAATCCAATTAGTGCTTTTGTTGCTTTCTTTAGATCTCTTATTGGAATGCAAACTCTTACTGATCAACAAACAACATCTGTTATTGCCAAAATGAGAGCCCAAATTGGTTTCTTCAAAGACATTCGTTCTATTTGGGAATTTCTCAAAGCCTGTCACCATTCTGTACTTTCATATTTTGGTATTGATGATGATTCCCCCATCAAAGATATTGATAAATTTTTCCTTGAATGTGAGGCTGATCTTGTCCATATTGGTAAAGCTCAACTTATGGTGCAATTTGGTAAAAATCCTGCTCTCGCCAAATCCATTCGCGAGAGATATGGTAAGCTAAATGGTATGCGTAATATTATGGCTCCACTCGAAAAAGTTGAACTTGCTTCATATCGTCGCTATCGTGATCTTTTACTAGCTTATACTGGTGCAATGCTCAACATTGAAGCTTTTGACGATTCTCACAAGAATAGATCTACCCCGCCTATTGTCCATTTCTTTGGAAAACCTGGTGTTGGGAAGTCTGTTCTCGTTCGTCTTCTTGCTCATCAATTGCATCGTTCAATGTATAAGATCCCTAAAGATCAAGATGTTTCTGATTATGAAGTTCTCTATAGTGTCAATCCAAATGATGCTTTTAGAGATGCTTATAAGAGTCAAACTGTTTATTATTTTGATGATCCTAATCAAAATATGAACACTGAAGTTCTTATGCCTTTTCTCCTCGAAGTTATTGCAATTGGTCAGGACACTCCTTATCAATTGCCAATGGCTAATGTTGAATCTAAAGCTGCTGGCTTTTTCAATAGTCCATTTATGTTCTTTTCTACAAATGGTTCTATTGAAGATGTCTTACAACTCTGTTCTAACCAACTTCAAGACGCTCAAGCAATACGTCGTCGAATCACCTATACTGTTGAAGTCACTCGTCCTGGTTCCGAAAGGAATCCGAATGACTATCAACTTTTTGTCACTAAGAATGGTCTCACCCGAACTATGACATTTGACGCTTTTAGAAATGAATTGCTTTATATGCAAGACCGCATGAGCAATGTTTCCAATGAGTTGAATACTTTCAAAGTTATTGATCCTATCGATGTTCCCACGAGCTCTGTATTTGATGAAAAACATAAAGTTCAAATGGAAACCGATGATACAAAAGAAGAAGAATCAAATCCTTCTTTCGCTCGTTCCTTTGAAAAATCCGAAGATCTTATTCGGAGAATCAAAGCTGAACATTTTGCGAATCTTAAGAAAGCTCAACCAAAAGAAGACGATGATAATGGACCTTTAGAAATGAAGTTCAATATCAATGCTCAAGATCAAGCTGATAAGTTTGCTCGCTGCGCTTATCTTGCTTCTATTTCCCCCGTTCCACCCTCTTGTATTTTAGATCCTGATATCTTCCTTCATAAATGGACTGCTATTCACAAAAATTTACTTGGAAGTCATTCCTTTTATACCGACTTGAATAGTGTCTTCAGATTTCAGTGCCCCGTTGATGTCAGTTACTCTTTTCCCGCAGACCATCCAAAATGTATGACCTTTCACACTCCATTTCATGGAAAACATGTTGTGGTATGTGCTGATCCAACCAAAGATTCCAATTTATACTTTGTTAAAAAATTTCTCGAATCTGACTGGTGCACTTTTGGAACTTATGAACATGTTGCTATGCATCTTGCTCGATCTCCAAATCCTCGTCAAGCTTATTACTGGAGACGAATTAGTGTTTTAACTACTGCCACTTCTTTTATTGGTCAAATCCTTAAACAGATTTTTACCATTATTGCTTTGGCTGTAGGAATTCATATACTTCTTCGCACTGTTATCTTTATTCTTGAAGGTCTCATTTCGATGTTGATTTCCAAAACCGATTCGGATCCTGTTGCTCAAATCGACTATCCTAAAGACATTCCCAACGGTGCAAAAGCTGTTATTGCTGCCCCGACCATTGTTAAAATCAACCATGTTGCTCAAGGCGGAGATACTAGTCATGTAGTTTTCTCTGCTCAAAGACAACTGGGTTGGTTGGACGCTGATCAAAAACTTCTTCCAAAAGCTACAATTCAAGCTCTCGCTATTAAACAAGGATTTATTCTTTTTCCCCATCATTTCCTCCATTTCATGAGTAAGGCAAAGTTCCTTCGTGTTTTCAACTATTCCACTCTTTCAGTTGATAAGTTCGAAGTTAATAATGCTTTATTTGAGTCTATGGTCCAAATTGATGAGGATGCTGTTGTTCTTGATCTCAAAAATAAGATCAACAGTGCCAGAGATATTTCTAATCATTTTCTTACTGACAACCAGATTTCTACTCTTACGATGGAAACTGGACAAATGTTAGTGACTGAAATAACAGTTGCTAATAGTGAGTTCCGTCCCATCAAGAATGTACAATCAGGCAGAATGACTTTTATCGCCAAACCCCACTCCTATGGACTTACTGCTGAAAGTACTGAGTATGTCCTTTCTCGACATATTCAGTTTGATTTCCCAACTCGTCCTGGACAATGTGGTTTCCCCTACATTATTCCGGAAAAGTTTCCCGCTAGTTCTATTGCAGGAATTCATGTTTCTGGAAATACTGTTCGTGGATGTGGTGTTATTATCACTCGTGAAAATCTCGATGCCGCCTTTGAATTTTTTACAGCTTCAATAGCTCAAGGTCCTGACTCTAATTCTATTAGAGACTGTGAAAATTCTACTGATGTTCCTCGAGTTGTTCTTCCTGGAAAAGCCAAATTTATAAAAGTCCTTCCTAAAAATTTGTCTTCTTTTCTGCCAACCAAGCCCTCTGTCATTCGAAATGAAACTATGTTTGATACTTTAACCGGTCCAGACTGTCCTGAAATTCGACTCCCAACTGCTCTCAAACCTTTCGTTCGAGATGGTGTTCTTATTGATCCCCTTCAAAAAGCCATCTCGAAATTAGGTGACAAAATTCCCGAACAAGATCCTAAACATTCTGCTCTATTCGATGCTGTTGCTAAACACTATGCAATGTTGTGGCCTCTTGGCAAGTCTTCCAATCCTTTAAATGAAACTCAGACCTTAAATGGTTTGGGTCCTCATTTTAAAGCGATTACTCCCAAGAAATCAGCTGGTATAAACATGCTCCCTGCCCATGAACGTGGAAAATTCTCCTTTATTACTTGCACCTTTTGCCAACATAGCGATAAGTGTGTGTGTATTATTAAGAATTGGAAACTCAGAGATGAAGTGCGAACCTCAATCGAAAAACTTGAAGATTCTCTTGATCGCGGTTCTGATGAAAACATGATCATTTTTAATGATGTGTTAAAATCAGAGTTGCGCAAAGAGAAACGTGTGAAAGCCGGTGAAAGCCGTCTTTTTAGCGTTGGTCCTTTTGATCTTCTTTATGTTGCTCGAAAATATCTTGGTCCTTTTATGGATATTTTCAATCAAGAGTTCGATACTTTCGGTTCTGGAATTGGTCTCAACCCCCACTCCCCGGATTGGAAGAATCTTCATGATCGACTTTCCAAGCGTTTAAAAGCTATTTTTGCTGATGCTACCAATTGGGACGTTAATATGCGTTATCGCAATATTATGTCTCTAGTTGATGAAATTCTTGACTGGTTTCGAAAAACCAGAGAATTTTTAATCAAAATTGGTCATCCTGTTGAATCAGAAGCTCAATTCGCTCGGTCCCAAAGAATTCGATTAAATCTTTGCAAAAAGACTTATCGTTCCTACCACCTCATCGGCAATGTTCTATATCTCCTTGATAGCAATCCTTCTGGTCAACCAATTACTGGTATAATCAATACGCTCTACAACAATGTTGTTTCTCGTGCTGCTATACTTATTTCGTTTCCAAAAATGACTGTTCCTACCATTTTTTCTATGGTTGAAATTAGCGCTACTGGAGATGACATTGTTCTTACTCACGACCTCGATTACACTTGCCAACAACATGTTGACAACATTGCTCTCTTTGGAGTCATTCTCACTCCTGCAGATAAAAGCCCAACGTTCACCGTCCCTTATTATTCTCTTTATGAAGGAGATTATTTGAAGAGAAAATTCCGACTTGAAAATGGTCTCGTTTTTGCACCTCTTGAACCCCTTTCTGTTCTTGGAATGTGCAACTATAAGACACCGTCAATGTCGGATTTCGCTGCTGCTCGCGCTGTATACGATTGTTTTCAAATTGAAGCTATGCATTATGGTCCTATCTTTTTTGAAAAGATGACCAACAAGTTTCAAGGACGTTTCGCTCGCAGTTTCAATTCCCTTCTTCCTTCTCGTCGCTACGAAGATCTTGTTGCTGATTTTCTTTCTCATTCTATTACTATGGACTTTACCGCTCAGTCTGGTGAAAACAATCACCATATCGAAAAAATAATGTCCACCAAGACTGCTCACAAAGTTGATTCTTCGAAAGGAGCTCTCAAAACGAGATTCCATGATAAGAAGAAAGCACTTGTAGTTCGTGGAAAAGTTCAAGAAGGAAAATCTTTCAGTGCTCCCCGACACCAGAAAATGAATGTTAACAAGAAAGCACCGCAAGGATTTATGGCACCTAAACCATCAATTCCTTTCGATGCCGAAAAGTTTTATTCAGAAGCTAAAGCACGAAAAGAACAAGCGCTTCTCAAAACCCCAACCAAAATTTCCAATGCAAAGTCTGAAGCAATTTCACAACACAGTGATTTGAATATGATTATGCAAGACTGGTCTCTCGGCCCTGCCACTATAGACAGAGGAAATTTTAAAACTAAAAACAAAGGCCCTAAGGTATCTGTGCAAAAGAATACCGTCGCACCGATTACCGCTTTACCGCCCTTTTATTCGCATCCTCTCGAGAAAGATGCGGAGCTTTTGATGTCTCTCAGTACACCGAAAGTTTCTCTTGAAAAACAAGCTGAACTCGAAAATTTTGACCATCTGGTCCCTCCGGTGAAGGAATCACCGAACAATTTTTCAAAACCCAACATGCCTAGTCTCAATCAAAATCGCATTATCAAAACTGTTCCTCAACATCTCAGCGCGCCTCGCGTTGAGCTCAAAGAAGCCCTTAAGTCTAATCTCAAGAAGACTTATCGTCCTTTCATTAAAGGTGACGCCCAGTGGACAACACTGTTACGTTACTTGCACACTACGAATGTCCAATTCGCCGATGCTATACAAAAGTATGACATCAAATTCCATCGTCAAGATGGGATTTTTGGTCAAACCGCTCTCCATTATGCTCACAATAATTTGCTCAAATTCTGCAAGAAACATGATCTCAACATTGTAGTCGATGCTGCTAAACTCCCTGAGTTCAATGAACATCACATTTCGGTCTCTATTTTTAATAAAGAGAAGAAATTGATTGGCATTGCTTATGGAGTTGATATCGATCATAAGAATGAAATGAAATTTGCTTGTCTCAATGCACTTTATTTCTTGGTTACTCATGGGTTTTCCGTCCCATCTGAATACTTGATTATTCAAATAATCAAGAACAAAGATGCTGCCAAATTTGTTGCCCAGTCTGGTTCCGATGATATAGATTTTGTGGATTCTCTCACAAATTCTAGTCCTCACTATATTACTGGACCAGTCAATACTGTTCATGCCAATTCTGTTCATGATCTACCTGATTTCATTGCTGCTCTTACTCCGTTCGAACTTGAACATTTAAAACAGGCTCTCGGCTCTCTCTTTTATCTTCCCGTTCCTCGACAGGCCCCTACCCCTGTTGATGACTTCACTGATCCTGATGAAATCACGCCAAGTGGTTTTGTTATTCAATCTGGGTACACTGGAGAAAAACCTCCCGTCGACGATCCTGTTACTCAAATTCAAAACGCCAAAGTTCAAGAATCGACCACTATTTCCGATGGCGTCACTAAGATCGAACAAATCCCGTTCTTTCGTGTCGTTGACCCTTATAACGACATGACTCCGTCTTCTCTCCTTAAACGACAAATTCTTATTGGATCTTTTCCAATTGCTTCAACTGCCGCTACCGGTCAACTCGTTGTCGATCTTTCCTTCCCTTCGATTATTTATTCGTTTTACCAAACTTTGCTTGATCGATTTGCTCTGTTTTCCGCCCGACCAGTTATTAGTGCTCGTTTGAACGCCAACATGAGCCAGCAAGGTCTACTTCACTGGTCGTTCATTCCCTTGACCACAACTAAGAAAGTAGCTTATTTAACTGCTCCTACCCAGGTTCTTCAACATGTCTCTCTTTCCCAGAGTGTGACCATCTCTTTACCCCATATTTGTTACAACTCTGGCTATTCTGGAAAGCCTCTTTCTACTGATCAAGATCACCAAACCGGAAATTTGCTTTGTCATCTCATTTCGCCTATTCGAGAAGCCAACGTTTCGGCCACGGTCAGTGTCCTCATGACCGTTTATCTTTCTTTAGAAGATCCGAAATGTTATGGTTTTAAGACACAATCTGGTGTTAATGACATGACCGAAGCTATGTTGGCCAAAGCTACTCCCATCAAAGATAGAATCGTCGCTGAAGCTGAGACGAAGAAACATAATATTTCTTCCGCTTTAGATTCTGTATCTAGTATTTCTTCGGCTATCTCAGTTATTCCACAAGCTCGCCCTTTTGCTAGTTCGATTTCTGTCCTTTCTTCCTTGGCTGCCAACGTTACTCGACTTTTTGGTCATTCTAACTCTCGTTCTGTTGAAGCTTCAACGGCATGCGCACCTCGCGGTTTGCCCAGCATTTCAACACATCATGGAGTTCTTGATACTGAAGTTCTTGGACTTTCAGTCGACGCCTCTCTTGCGACTGATGATACCGGAGATGAGATTGATTATTCCCTTTATGACAACCTCAAGCTAATTCCCTTATTGGTGTCTTCAACCAATGTTGGAAAAGCCACTGCTCTTGGCACTCTCCTTACTATTCCTCTTGGACCACAATGGATTAAGGCCACTGTTATTCCAGGTTTGACCGAGAGTCGTTCCCCTTCTGCAATTCTTGCCAATTCACATGGTTTCACACGTGGAGGAGACAAGTTTGCGATTATTGTTGTTACCAACCGTTTTTGCTCTTATCGTCTCCGCGTTTATTGGAAACCTCCAAAAGATACTGCAACTCCCACCACCGCCGAAGTTTCTGACTACGCAAATCGTATCATCAACGTGAATGGCCCTACTATGGCCTCGTTTATGGTTCCGTTTCTTGGTTATCAACCTTTTCTTTCTACCGACCATTCGGCAGATACTGAATATACCACCAATGGTCATTTGGTAGTAGAACTTCTCACCACACCCCAACTTCTTGGAACTGTCGATGTTCCATCTCAAATTCTCATCTTTCGATCGTCTGCTGAAGACACTGTCTTTGCCGTTCCGAATGATCCGACCTTCACTGTTCAATCTGGAGATTCGTCCAATATTTCAGAAAATATGGATTTAGTCCAGTTGTTCAGAACCACTTTCGACCCCATCATTGATGCCCATTCTGTCACTCTTGACAAAGTGTGCATGAGTGAAATTCCCTGCTCCTACAATGAAAGATTTGGCAAGCCAATTTACCTTACAACTATCAATGTCGCGTGCGAGTCCTTGGTCTCGCCAACTCCCTCTATTATCGACATTAATGCCATTTCATCAAATGCGAATCTCGAATTCCAACGCCTTTTTACAACTTTCGGAGCGTATAAAGGTGGTCTCAACTTTCATTTTCTCCCTCGCGCTCTCTCAGCAACCGCTGGGTTTCGCCTCAACGTCCAACACAATCGTGGACGAACTACTACGACTCATCTGAACATCCGTCCCTTCGCAATGACTGATCCCTACAATCGTTTCGGGTGTTCTGTCCTTGTACCTGACTTCAACACTGCCCTTTTTCGTTCGCCGAATCACCCTGACACTCTTCTTGGGCACAATGAACTATTGGTTCGTGGCTTTGTTTCTACTGGAACAGCCACTGTCTCGGTTGATGTTCTTGTTTCCTTCGCCGAGGATTTCAAACTCCTCCATTATAGCGGCATCATGCCTGCTCCTTAGGATAGAAACTTAGTTTCTCATAGTGTACTGGAC